TTGGTCATTGGATGAATGTTTATACTACTAAAGGTGGTAAGTGGTTTTCAATAGACAAAGGATTCTTGGAGACACTAACTGTTGGGACTATGAGAGAATCATTTCCTGATATGTGTGATATGAATATTTGGACCAGAATGGGAGCAAAAACTTGGGCAGATAAATCGTTCACTCAAAATTAAATTATAATGGTCCCCCTTAATTGGGGGACTATTTAAAAAATTATTATTATATTTGTATAAAATTACAGGATATGTCAAAACCAACAATTACAGGATACACACTAAAAGTCATTAATGAGAGTATGGGTGTGTTGATTAATGAGACCTTTATGGATCAGATTCAATTTAAGATCTTCTTGAAGGCAATTCACGGATCTATTGAATTGGGTCATGATTTGAGTTTTTATAATGGGGATACATTCTTGGTTCACATTCCGAATAAAATTTTACTTAACTCGGTAATTATTAGTAATGTGGATGAGATCTCAATGACCGATCAAGTTAAGAGTAGAATTGAAGCATTGGTAACAAAGTAAGATATGAAAAGAATATTGTTTTTTTTAGTGTTAATGGTGGGTTTGATTTCTTGTGAGAAACAAGTAATTGAACCCGGAACCATTGAACCACCGGTAATCACTAACCCAACACCACAGGATAGTTCGTATTCGTTGGTGGGTCAAACTTGGATAATTACGAGATACAGAATCGGAGAGATGGGATTACCTGTGGACATGAACCCTGTTGATACGATTAAGTTCATTACAAAAAGTAAGTACACTTACAATTCAATGGATCCTCAAAACTATAGTTTTTATTCTGTTGGTACTGTATATTCTTTGACGTTGAATTATACGGTATTTGGTTACTTAGCTGGTACGGTCAATAAAGTTAATTTAGAAATGGGAGTTATTATTGGTGGTAAGTTCAGTGATAATTCAATAGGTGTTAACAACCCTCCAAGTTATTATCTTTGGATGGAAAAAATATAAACATGGGAACAAATTTTTATAGAATACCAAAATCATCTGATATTGTTATTAGACATCAAAAATTATATGAAAAAGTGTCTAAATTAGATTTATGGGATGTGTCAAAAATTAAATGTAACTTTTCTGAACCAAAAGAAAGTGGGTTTGAATTCCAAAGTGTTTGGGATGAATTCATTGAAGATATGAATGTTCACTTGGGTAAACGAAGTATGGGATGGAAGTTTTGTTGGAACTTTCATAAAAATAAACACTACTCAAATAAAGAAGAATTATTATCTTTTATTCGTTCAGGTAGAGTTATTGATGAATATGGTGATCTACAGGATACTGAAGAATTCATTGAAATGGCATTGACTTGGTGTGAGGATGGTTTTGATAGTCATACATACTATGATGAAAATCCGTCTTATTCCTCATCTTGGATTAGTAATGAAAAATATCACGATACATACGTTGATGGGTTAAGAATATCAAGTAGTGTTGATTTCAGTTAGTTTCCTTGTAACTTAAAAACAAGGTGGTGGAGTCGGACAATTCGTTGTCGACCTAAAGGGAGGAGAAATCTTCCCTTTTTTTATTTAAATCCTCTAAAAATGATTTTATTTTTGCTTTTGCTTTAAATAAATTGGATTTTGATGTCCCATCGCTAATACCTAATTCGTCCGCAATTTCTAGGTGAGACATATTGTCAAAATAATATAATTCAAAAACTTTTCTATAACTTGGTGGTAAAGTTTCCATGGCGTTTTTAATATCCGATGAAGAATACAAAGGTTCTTCAGGGGAATCATCTAAAACATCTAGAATTTCAAAATCAACATCTTTCATTTTTGGACTTTTTTTGTTTTTTCTAAGTTCGTCAATTATGGTATTTTTTATTATTCGTTTTACCCAACCTTCAATACTACCGGTATTTTTCCATAAGTCCATTTTTTGGTAAACTTTAATAAAACCTAATTGACAATATTCATCAGCTTTATCTCTATCTCCGTTAGCGTAACTTAAACAAATCTGATTAAGCATTTTGGGGTACAAAGATTTATAAAGTGAATCAAAATCAAATCCTTCATTAATTATCGTATTATATTGAGATTCCGTAATAATAATTTTCATATCTATAAATAGTTGTTTACTGAAAAAAAATTTTCTATATTTGCAGTATGGAAAAAATATTATACATAGTTCGAGGAATTCCCGGTAGTGGAAAATCAACATTTGCAAAATCATTGGGTGGAACTCATTTTGAAACTGATATGTTTTATATGGTTGATGGTGAGTATAAATTTGATGGGTCAAAAATAAAGGAAGCACATCAATGGTGTCAGAATAGTGTTCACAATGCAATGATATTGAATCACACTGCGAATTTAAATCAGGTGATTGTTGTATCAAACACGTTTACCCAAGAATGGGAGATGAAACCATATTTTGAAATGGCGGATCGTTACGATTACAAAGTATTCTCAATTGTTGTTGAGAATAGACACGGAGGAGTTAACGAACATAATGTTCCTGAAGAAGTATTAACTAAAATGCGTGAGCGTTTTGAAGTAAATTTATAGTTATGTCAAGATTAGATAAATTAAAAGAACAACATCCAGAATTAAACATCACGGTTATTGATCTTATCCGTATGATTGACCCAACCGATACGTATAAGTATTGTGACTTTTTAATTAAAAAATTAAAACTTTGGTATTCGACAACGGATATCCAATATGGTTTAGGGGTTGATTTATTTGGTGATGAGAATGTGAAAACTTTAAATGAGTTTGAGAAACATTGCAACGCAAAACGAATTGAAAAAAATGACATTAGTTCTCACGATGATTTCAAATCTTTGGAGATTGAAGTTAAAAAGGCTGAAGAGATAGTAAGATTAAAAGAATTGGAGAAACAAACCAAAAAATTATTTGATAGTAATGAATGGTTGGTTTTAATACCATTAAGTTATGAGGCCGCGAAATTATATGGCACAAATACAAAATGGTGTGTAACTCAGGAAAGATATTGGGATGATTATATTGATAACTACAAAATTATTTATGTAATTAACAGAAGTACCAATGATAAGTATGCGATATCAAGAGATAAAACTGATGACAAAGATCTTAAGGCTTGGTTGGCGGATGATACGGAAACAAGTCCACTATTATTATCATTACCTCAAGAGATATGGTCGGTTGTTATTCCTGAATTACAAAAAGAAGAATCTATTACGGATTTAAATGGTGGTAAATCATCTAACGTTGTTATTGATAATCACACTGTTGATATGCTAAGTACAATGCGTAGAATAGTTAGTGGTTATAGTTCTGGATCCAATGCGTATCTTTCAACATATGGTGATTTTACTGATTACCTTAAACAATATATGATTACGGATGGTGATGAACTACCTTAAAATAAAAAAATATGAAATTTGATAAAATATTAACAACAGGTAGAGTGTGGATCACATCGGATCCGCACTACAACCACAAAAACATTTGTAGAGGTGTGACAGAATGGAGAACACCTGATGGGAAAGTACCGGATTGGAGTACCAGAAACTTCCACACATTAGAATTGATGAATAACACATTGGTTGATAACATTAATTCAAAGGTTGGACAAAATGATACCTTAATTATGTTAGGTGACATTGCCTTTGGTGGATTTGAAAATATCAAAATTTTCTTGGACCGATTGATATGTAAAAATATCCATTTGGTTCTTGGAAATCACGATCACCACATTAGAAATAATAGAGGTGGGATCCAAGATATGTTCCTGTCGGTACAAGATTACTTACAGGTTCGTATTGATGGTGCTGATTTCGTAATGACTCACTACCCATTTGAAAGTTGGAATGGTCTTAACAAAGGTGTTATTCACCTTCACGGACACGTTCATTTACCGGTAGGTAGAAAGTGGGGAAAAGGTAAAAGATTGGATGTTGGTGTTGATGGTAATAATCTTCACCCATACAGTATAACTGAAATCGTACATATGATGGATAAACGAGAGATCGTCTCTGAAATGGAGGGTGACCACCATTTAGATGATATTGTTGGAGTTGTGGGTTAAATTACAACTCCAATATATTTATTAATATGAAAAATATAATTATAACCGAAAATCATTTGAGATACATTACAGAGGCATTAGGGGTTCCTGATAACATACTTGGTGCTGCTGAAGAATTATTTGATATTGTTGCTCAAAACATTAAAAGTATTAATTATAAAAGTGATGAATATAACTTTGATGGTAATATAGATATTGAGTTAGGGTATAATAAAAAAATAGTTATTGATCATTACGAAATATTGGTTCAAGTAAAAGAATTTGATGAATACGATGGTAAACCTGAGATTATGTCAATGGGTATGGGTCAAACATTTAAGTTTGATAGGGACCTAATGATGAAAAAAACAAAACAATCATCAAATGCATCTTTTACAATAACTTTTGCGGTACCCACAGAATGGGAACCTAATCAATTATACGATACTTTAATGGGTGATAAGAATGAGCATTTAGCATCCATTGCTCATGAGTTAAAACATAAGTATGATAAGCAGGCCAAACGAATTGATTTAATAGGTAGAGATGTTAAATACACTGCGAACCAAAAGATCTCAACGTTTGCTATTCCGGTAATAGATCAAAAGTTTTTTAGATATTTATATTACATTTCTATTGCAGAAAATTTAGTTAGACCTACTGAGGTTGCTTCCAAACTTAAAAGTGAAAATATAACGAAATCTCAATTCAGGGAATTTTTAGAAAATAACAGGGTATATAAAGAATTAATTCAAATAAAGAATTTTACATATGAAGATTTAATTAATGAGATGTACCAAAGTATGGATAGAGTTGATGCTTTATTTGATCATATTGGTATGGATACAACCCAAATGACTGACCAAGAAAAAGTTGAAAAAGTTTTGGAATTAGTTTATATTAATCTTGCGAATATTAAAGTAGAAACATTTGATGATATGGTTAGTAATACTGAAGATATGTTAAAGGGTTTCTTAAAACAAATGATGGGTAGTGTTCCTTCTTTCTTAGATGATGATAGCGATAATAAAATGGAACAACTAAGAAAAAAATTCATAAGTGGTGTTATCAAATACGAAAAAAATCCATTAAAGTTCTTCCAAGTGGAATGTGAAAAATTTAATTATATTGCCACAAAAATGTTAAAGAAAATCGGTAAACTATATGCGATGGCAAAAGATGATGAGCCGGTTAACGAATCCATTATTAATTGGGATCTACATCAGCAACTGATGGAAAAAAAATATGGAAAAAAACCAATCCGAACTTCCTACAATTTTAAAAAATAATTTGTTTTATTAAAAATAATTATTTACCTTTGTCCTTATATGAGAAAACCGTGTAAGGAATGTCCACATTTTATTCGTAATCGTCATAATGATATGATTGTTGGTTTTGCCGAAAAAACTGGTAAAAAACACAATTGTCATATGACTGAAGGTAAAAAAGATTTGTGGAATGTCACGGACAAAAAATTAGAATGTTATGGATCAAAGAGAGATAATTTACGGAGTGTGTGATAAGACAGGGTCTTGCGATTCATATTTTGGATTCTTCAAAACCAAAGAAGATGCCGAACACGAAGTATCGGTACAATCAAACCGTTTAAAAGAAGACTTGGGTATGATGGATATTGATATTCAAAAGGACCGAGCATTGTTCAATGGCAAACTAGTTGTAGTAATTCATTCATATGTGTTAAGATGAAAATAATAGAAACTAAATTTGGGACCTATATGGAAAGAGAAAATGATCCTACAAAATTGACTGGTGATAAGATCAAGGTATTTGTGGAAAGATTGAAAAAAATTGGAATTGAGGTTAAACTTGTTGGGAATTACCCTTGGGTTTATATTGATGAAATCTGTGGTATCAGAGTAAAAGAAAGGTTTGAGGGTAATCACGGATTTACCTTGATATTTCTACCTGTTAGAAACGATAGTCCACCATCAGAGTTTACGGACATCACAGAGATCTTCAAACTTATACGAAAGTATAGTAGAGAAGCGTTATTAATTCAGATGATGAGGGATTCTGAAAAAGATGGATTGTATAATATTGATTAAAAATTAAAATATTATGGAAAAAGCAAGAATTTATTTAGATGATGTTAGAACTCCTGTGAGTCCTAATAATGAGAGGGTTGAAGGAATCCCTGAATGGACAGTAGTTCGTTCTTATGAAGAGTTTGTGAGTAAGGTAACTGAGATTGGTTTAGAAAATATTGAACTAATTTCTTTGGACCACGACTTAGGTGATAGTGCAATGAAAGAATGGTTGCATGGTGTTGTAAAAAACTATGAAATCAACTACGATAACATAACCGAAAAGACTGGTATGGATTGTACCAAGTGGTTGGTTAATCAGTGGATGGACGGAAAACCTGTTGTTAGAGTTGTTGTTCACTCAGCAAATGCTGTTGGTGCCGCTAATATGATGGGATATATTAACAATTATCGACACATCAACAGATTACCACAAAATTGTGATAGAATATTTTGGGAACACACAGTATAAAAAAATAGTTATGGAATTAGAAAAATTTGAACAAGCAAAAAAAGTTAAAGAAGATCTTGATAGATTGGAAAGACAGAAGTATAAATTAGAATATGCGCTTAAATCTTGTGGTTTGAGTGTCACGATTGGATTTACACATCCAGGGGGGTTCAACAGAAAAGGTGAGGTAAGTGTTTATAACAAAGAACTTATCAAAGAAATGGTAACCAAAGAACTTGAAAGGTTGGTTGAAGAAATAGAGTTAACAAAAAAAGAATTTGAAAACGTATAAGAAATGGAAAATTTAAATAGTGTATGTTATGTTGGTGTGATCGGAGAGATATTACCAATAGATGGAGCGGATAACATTGAACTTGCATTGGTTGGTGGTTGGCAAGCCATTACTAAGAAAGGTGAATACAGTGTTGGTGATAAGGTTGTTGTTGCAACTACCGATGCGGTAATCCCTGTTGAATTATCTGATTTAATGGGCGTAACTAATTACCTAAGAAAAGGTCAAAGAGTTCGCACCGTTAAACTTCGTAAAGTTTACTCTGAGTGTTTAATTATGAGTAAGAATACTATTCCTGCTTTAAGAAAATACCCCACTCTTACAGAAGGAGAAGATTTAATGGAATTGTTAGGTATCACCAAATACGAACCACCAGTTAAAATGGTTGAGATGAGTGTTGGGGGTAGAAAATTCAAGTACCACCAAAACCCTAACTTTCATGTTTACTACAAGTTTCCTAACATGAAAAATGTACCTGATATGTTCAATGAGGAAGATGAGGTATGTATCACTCGTAAATTACACGGGACCAATGCACGTTACGGAATTGTAAGAAAGAAAAAACTCTCAATCTTAGACAAGATCCGTAGATGGTTTGGTAATCAATGGGTTGAGTATGAATATGTTTATGGGTCACATAATGTGGAGAAAGGTTCTGACTCACAAGGATTTTATGATACTGATGTTTGGAAAACGGTTGCGGAAAAATATGGTATTCGTGAAAAACTTTGGGATCACGTTAAAGATACTTATTTTCCTGATGGGATAGGGTCTGGTTTTATTATCTATGGTGAGATCTTCGGACACGGAATTCAAAAGAATTATGATTATGGTTTAACGGATGTTCGTTTTGCTGGTTTTGATGTTGAGGTTGACGGACATTATGAAGATAATTTAAGTCAAAGAACACACTTTGAATGTTTGGGGTTATTTGAAGTTGATACATTGTATTCGGGACCTTGGTCAAAAGAACAACAAGATAAATACGTGTTCGGTAATTATATTCAAGGTACTAAAGTTCCTCACGAAGGTGTGGTTGTAAAATCTTTGGATGGTAGTAGACACAAAATTGCTAAGATCATTAATCCGGATTATTTGATTTATGGTGAAAAAAATAACGTAGGTGACTCCCATTAACTTGATGGGATCACTTTTTTTACTTATTATTAAAAAAATAACAAAAAATAAATTATGGGAATAAAACATTTAATTCAAGAAAATCCTAGTATGGAAATTAATTTGATCCGATTATTATCAAAATTGGATCCGAGTAAAACTAATAAATTTACTCCATTTTTACTAAAGATTTTTAAAGAAAAAATAGAAAATTTTAGTAAAGATTATGAACAGGTTGGTGGTCCATTTGGTAATAGATACCAATTTGCTAATAATATAATGAATAGCTCGGATGGAGTTGAAAAATTATTAACACTTTGGATTATAGATCATACTCTTCATGCTGAAAGTATTGAAATACTGGCTGAGTTCAATGAGGTATTAGAAAAAGGGTTAATTGAACAAAATGACATATCTAAATACAAAGATATGAGTGAAATTATAAATCAACTCTCAATTGCCAAAACAAAAGATTTATTAAATAAATCAAGAAAAGAAATATCCGTTGTTTATGAAGATGATACGGTTATGATGCTTAAACCATTATCTTTTGAAGCATCTTTAAAATATGGTGCTGGAACAAAATGGTGTACCGCAATGAAAAATGAACCTGAATATTTCTACAGATATTCAAAAAACGGAATTTTAATATATCTTATCAATAAGGTATCTGGAAGAAAATTTGGTTGTTATTCTGAAGAGAATAATAGGGTGAACATTTATAATGAGGTTGATGAATCAATTGATTCATTCCATATGGGATTACCTTACCATACCTTAACAAAATTAATGGGATTCTTAGATAGAAATTTATATGAAAATAATGTTTCTTTGTTTAGTGAAGAGGAAATGATTAATCATAATAAATTTTATGGGCAAAAGGTGGCACGTAATTATGATGAACTTGTACCAATGGAAGACAGAATGGAAGAGGTGATGGCTTTAGGTGAAGATCTTACGATGCAGGAACCTTCAAATCAAGAGATAATGGCACATACGGGTCTTGATAATGATTTTATAGAAAATATTAGAACAAGATTAAGACCGGTAATGAGAGTGCTACGACGAGATACTGACCAAGAGGAAATTGAAGTTGGTATAAGTGATGATGGGTTTGAGGGTTTTGCTAGTAGATATGATAATGATTTAGATTCTGAACCACAAGTAGAAGAGAGAGGTTAATAAAAATAAAATAAAATAAAAAAGATGCAAACATTAACATTTAACACAACAAAAAGAGAAGTAAAAGTAGTTAGTTCTCAAGGGGAAATAATATTTTCTCAAACAAATGTACCAACAGTAAAGGTGATGGATCACCATTATGAAGTTTATATTGAGGATTTTGATGGGAAGAAAATCCCTGTTTTCAGAGCTCCAATTGCTAACACAAATATGTTTATTCAAAAATAGTAAGTCATGGATGAACCTCAAGAACGTATTGAAAAAATGTATTTGAGAATTAATGGTGAGATAACTGACCATGAAATGCCGTCACCTCCTCCACCAAAAAAAGGTAAAACTTTAACATTCACACTTGATGAAGGTCAGGTTAATAAATTGGAGGAATGGCAAGAACACATAAAGGCTGTATTTGGAAGATATGGCAACTACGAATATAGATTCTCAAGTAATGGTATAGGACAAATTGTCAGTGTATATAGTGATTTAGCTGACATAGAATTGAATTTGACAGATGTAGATAGTTGGTAAACTGACAATCTGTCAGTATTTTACGAATGGAATATTTTTTGAGAAACTTGGCACGACTGAAAAGTAATAATAAATAAAAAATTAAAATTAAAAATGGGAAAAATTATTGGAATTGACTTAGGTACCACAAACTCTTGTGTTGCTGTTATGGAAGGAAATGAACCGGTGGTAATTACAAACAATGAGGGTAAACGAACAACCCCTTCGGTGATTGGGTTTATTAAAGATGGTGAAAGAAAAATTGGTGATCCGGCTAAACGACAAGCGGTAACTAATCCTGATAAAACTATTCACTCAATCAAACGATTTATGGGTACTAGCTTTGATGAATCTAAAAAAGAAATCAAAAAAGTTCCTTATAAGATTGTTAAAGGTGATGGAGGATCTCCACGAGTGGATATTGATAACAGACAATATTCACCACAGGAACTTTCGGCTATGGTTTTACAAAAAATGAAACAAACTGCTGAGGATTATTTGGGTGAGAAAGTGACTGAGGCGGTTATTACAGTACCGGCTTACTTTAATGACGCTCAACGACAAGCAACCAAAGAAGCGGGTGAGATTGCTGGTTTGGAAGTAAAACGTATCATCAACGAACCTACCGCAGCGGCACTAGCGTATGGATTGGATAAAATGTCCAAAGACATGGTAGTGGTAGTATTTGACTGTGGTGGTGGTACTCACGATGTATCTATCCTTGAATTAGGTGATGGTGTGTTTGAGGTATTATCTACTGATGGTGATACACATTTGGGTGGTGATGATTTTGATCAGGTAATCATTGATTGGTTGGCAAGTGAATTCAAAGATGAACACGGAATTGATTTAACTCAGGACCCAATGGCATTACAACGATTGAGAGAATCAGCTGAGAAAGCAAAAGTTGAATTGTCATCAACCTCATCAAGTGAGATTAATTTACCGTATTTGATGCCGGTAGATGGAATGCCAAAACACTTGGTTAGAACATTGTCAAGATCAAAGTTTGAACAATTGTCTGATTCATTAATCAAAAGAACAATTGAACCTTGTAAGTCAGCATTGAAAAACGCAAAAATGGATATCTCAGATGTGGATGAAATTATCTTAGTTGGAGGTACAACAAGAATCCCGGCAATCCAAGAAGCGGTTAAATCATTCTTTGGTAAGGAACCATCAAAAGGTGTTAACCCTGATGAGGTTGTTGCATTAGGTGCGGCAATTCAAGGTGGAGTATTAGCTGGTGATGTTAAAGATGTATTGTTATTAGATGTTACACCACTTTCATTAGGTATTGAAACAATGGGTGGTGTAATGACTAAATTGATTGATGCGAACACAACGATCCCGACCAAAAAATCACAGGTATTCTCAACGGCAGTTGATAATCAACCAACGGTAGAGATCCACGTACTTCAGGGAGAACGAGCAATGGCGAAAGATAATAAAACCATTGGTAAATTCAATTTAGATGGTGTTCCACCGGCGATGAGAGGTGTACCACAAATTGAGGTTACGTTTGATATTGATGCGAATGGTATCATCAATGTTTCAGCAATGGATAAAGGAACAAACAAACAACAAACAATTCGTATTGAGGCGTCCTCAGGATTATCAAAAGAAGAGATTGAAAAAATGAAGCAAGATGCTGAGTTAAATGCTGAACAAGACAAAAAACTCAGAGAAGAAGCGGAAGTTCTAAACAGAGCTGACGGTACAATCTTCCAAACAGAGAAGTCAATTAAAGATTTGGATGATAAATTAACTGAAGAACAAAAAACTGAACTTAATGAATCTCTTGAAACTTTAAAGGAATCTTACGGTAAAAAAGACATTGAGAAAATTAATCAAGACATTGATGATCTTAATACCAAATTCCAAACAATTAGTCAATCATTGTACGAACAAACTACAGCGGAAGAAGGTAGTGATGTTTCATCTGATGTTGAATTTGAAGAAGTTTTGTAAAAAGTTAATGGGATCCCATGAAAAATTGGGATCCCGCTTGACTTAACAACAAATATCACTTATACTTTCATACACAAAACATTTATTATGAATATTAAACAAGCATTGAAATTAAAGAACAAATTGATCAAATCAATTTCGGAAAATACAAAATTACTCCAACAATATAACACGATTGAGGTTGGTAATCCAAGACCGTACTCATCAACAGTATTGATGGTTGAGATCAGTAAAGCAACAGATGAGTTGATTGCTTTGAAATCTAAAATTCATAGAGCAAACGCTCCGATGTTTGAAAAGATTTTTGAAATGTCTGAATTGAAATCAACAATTAAAGCACTTCAAAAGTTGGATTGTACTGAGGGTAAATCAAATAGAGATCGTTACCGAATGGAAAGTGAATTAGTTTTAACTTCTGAGATTTCATTGGTTGTTAGAAATGGTAAGATTAAAAACTTGGAAGAAAGAATTGAATATCTCCAAGACGAAATGGATGTGTTCAATTCAAATACAGAGATATAATTTGAGGATAGGGTTAGACTTATATCGTTTTACTTCAGAAAACCGACTGGTTAGGTGAATGATTCTGATAATGAAATGGTCCCAAACTCAAAGTTCAACTTTTGAAACTTCATTATACTTAAACTTTAAACTTCTTTATTTTGCGATGTTTAATCTTTGAATCAAATTATACGAAACCCTCACAGAAATGTGAGGGTTTTTATTTATATTATTTCTAACGAGATGTTTAGTGATTTACATAATTTAATGATATGTGATTTTTTGGTGGGAGTACCATTATTAACTGATACATAAAAATCGTCAGATATTTTATATATCTCACTTTTTGAATTTCTTACTGATGGTGGAAATTCTGACATACATGATTTAGCATATTTACCCAAACATTCAAATATAATGGATTTATTTAAAAATTTATTAATTAATATGATAAAATCAATATAATTTGTGGTTGCCTTTTTATTGTCAAATTTTTGACCAAGAGCGTTAAATCTAAAATATATCTTAGGTGATCTTTTATACTTAGGTAATATAGGGTATATATCGGCGTATAGGATATCAACAACCTCTTCCAATTCTTTTGGGTAATCTTTTTTTAATTTTTCTAATTTATACATAATAATATTTTTATTTAAAATATATAAAAAATAAAAATACTAGTCAATTAAATCTAGTATTTTTTTTTATTTGACTATATGAAATATATTATTTATTTTTGTAAAATGGACCCAAATAGAAAATTTTTCATAAAGAAATACCTTAGAATGTTTTGTAAGGATTTGTCATATAGCCCTAAACGTTTGATTTATTATAGGAATGATGTGGTTTTTTTTGAATATCATCCTAAAGATGAAATAATATTTGTGAATTGGTTAAAGATGGTAAAACCAGTACTTAGTACATTTCGTATTGACGGTGATGATCCCGTAATGTTAACTGAACTATATGGTGTAATGGAAGAATGGTTTGAAGAAGAATATAAAATAATTGGTGCAATAACATAAGAAAATGAAAATACTTTTTTTAGATAATGATGGTGTAATATGTCTCTCAAACAATTGGGGTGGACGCAAAAAAAAATGGGCAAAATACCGATCAGAAAACCCTGAATCTTCATCAAACATAAAAGAGGCTCCTGTTGAATATCGTTTTGATGATTTTGATAAGAAGGCAATTAAGATCTTAAATGAGATTGTTGAAGAAACGGGATGTGAGATTGTTGTAAGTTCTGATTGGAAATTGCATGCAACACTTGAAGAACTTGGTGACTACTACGAAAGTCAGGGGATCATCAAACGACCAATTGCGTTGACTCCTAACATTCAGAATTGTACTGCTCATAGTAATTTATTTATCTGGTCACCACGATGGGAGTTAGAACAAACACGAACCATTGAGATTCAACAATACTTACACGATCATCCTGAAGTAACACATTGGATTGCGGTTGATGATTTAAATATGGGTAAAATTGGTGAACCGTGGAAGGACGAGTGGGCAATTAATAATTTTGTCCTAACTCCAAAGAGTTCTGAAGGAATTAAACAAAGTGGAATCAAAGAAAAAATATTAAAATTTTTGAAAGATGACTGAAAAAATAGATGAGGATGATTTATGGTGTGAGTATAGTGATATGCCATCACCTTTAGCTTACACAAAACGTAAGGGATATAGTGGTTTGGTGAATCATAAAAAATTATCAAAATCAAAAAAAGAACAAGATGAGAAGAAGAATTCAGAAACTATTACTTTGGTTATCACTCAAGTTCCCAAAGAAGAAACGAAAATCAATTTGGGATCTTTAAATTAAAATTATATGACAGATAAAGAAATGAATGAGTTTTTGGAATCCATTGGAGGATTAGAAAACGGATATTATACTGATAGGGAACCAATTAAGGACTCCAGATTCTTTAGTGTTGGTATTGGATGGTATCCTTTAATTAAGGACCTTATAACCGATCTAATAGAATTAGGATGGGATAAACAAACCTGTCAGGTGAAGGAAAAGTTTGGTGGGTTAAGATTTTATATTAATTCGGCATCAAATGATGTTCATAAAAGAATATGGGTTGCGGAGAAACTAAGTTATGAAACTTGTGAGACCTGTGGAGAAAAGGGAGAATTAAGAACAAATATAGGTTGGCATACAACATTATGTGATAAACACTATGAAGAACATAAATCAAATATTCAAAAATAATAAACATCTAATGGATGAACCAGAAGTAATGGAGTTAATAGAGTATTGCCGAGAATTGGAGGGTGATATTATGGATGTTAAAATAAATAAACAATATGATAAGGAGGAGGTATTACTTAATATCGTAAAAGAAATCTATAGTAGTTGTCGTCAGCTGATAAAAGATGAGGAGGAATCCGTAAGATTTGGTGAAACACCAAGAGTTGATTTTGAGAAATCTGTGATTAACCTTAAAGAATATATTGAAGATATAAACAGGGTCTATAAATTTGGATTATGAAAAAAATAACAATAAGTGAAAATTGTTTTGGTGTTGATGTAGAGATAGATGATGAATCTTTATTTACTCATGAATATGAAAAAAGAACTCCTGAGTATGTTAGTGATCTTCAGGATAAGATGATTGATAAAGTAAGATCATTAAAAGATAAATTAAGTATGAGCGATTGGGTAGATATTGCCAACATTATTATTGATAAAGGTGATGAGTTTGAATTTGATGTTGAAAATTCAAAGGACTACGAATCTTGTGATCAATGTGGTAATTGGAACTACAACCATATATATGTAAAAAAAGAAAAGAACAATGAATAAGATTATTATAATGGAAAAGGAACCATATTTGGTTTCGGACGACGAGATCCAAATTGGTGATGTTGCAATAGTAACAGTTGGAGGTCAGTACCCTTCAAAGGTAGTATGTGAAAACGAAACGGTATTATCTTTAATTAAAGAACCAAAACTAACTTTAACCAAAAGTTATAAATTGATTGGAGATCCTGATAAAATAAAACTACCTGAATCTAGAATTAACAATATAATTGAGAACGGTGGAATATGTGATGTTACATTAGAGGGATCAGAAATTAAATTTATTACGGTATGATGTTAATTGAAGGTATTTTACATTTGGTTGGCATTAGTTTTTTACTTATTGTTATGCCAATATGTTGGATTATAAAAAACTATAAAAATAAAAAATATGGTCATAGAAATTAATAATTTTTTATCGTATGAAGAATGTGATAATTTAATAGATTTAGCTTCAGACACTTTTGATGAAGTTGGTGTTCTTGGTGAGAGTATTGAAGGATATAGAGTTGCAAAAGGGGCTTGGTTAGATGAAGAACATGGGGATGTTGTTATAAAATATAGAGATCTTATTTCTGAGACGACCAAATTACCAAAAATTAACATGGAAAGTATTCATGTTGTTAAATATGGTGTTGGTGAAGAATATAAAGATCATCACGATTTTTTTCATCCTGGTGAAGAATACTATGAGGATGAGCTCAGTAGAGGTGGACAAAGATTAAAAACGGCTTTGGTTTACTTAAATGATGATTTTGAAGGTGGAGAAACAAATTTCCCAAATTTAAATATTAAAGTTGATCCTAAAAAAGGTAAACTTGTATTGTGGGACAACATTAAAGATGATGGTTCTTTAGATTATGATAGCCTTCATGCTGGATTACCCGTAAAAAGTGGTTATAAGTATATTGCGGTAATTTGGATTAGAGAGAATGAATTTTATTAAAAATTTGTTTTATTTAAAAAATAATTACTATATTTGTCCAATAATATAATTTTATGGACCCAATCAAAGCAAATTTATTAAGTCAAACTTTGGAAATGACATACACCCAAGAGGCGGATTGTTGTACAACTGAGGAACAATATTTAACGATCAAAACTGATAATGGAGGTGGTGGTGATTTTTATGTTATTGAAACCAAAAGATGGGCTTTTGATACTGTTGAAGAGATCATTGAATTATTAAATCAATTTAAAGAAAAACACCTTAAAATAAAAGAAGAAAATCTATGAAAAAGTTAATATTAATTACTTTAGTTGGGATGGTATTGTTTTCTTGTAAGAGAAAAGAATACAAATATGAAATCCATGGGAAAGTTTATATTCCAACATCAGGAGTGAATCCGATGCATGATGCAATATGGTACACAGATACAATAGGTTTTGATGGTGACACAATCTATTACTTTAATAGTGATGGATCTGAAGTTAGAATAAAACCTCCTTACATTTTAATTGATAACTCGAAATGAAAATAGGAATAACTTGTTCCTGTTTTGATTTATTTCACGCGGGGCACGTAAAGATGTTGGAGGAAGCTAAAACTCAATGTGATTATTTAATTATTGCATTACAAACAGATCCAACAATTGATAGACCAGAAAAAAACAAACCAATACAATCGGTCGTTGAAAGATATATTCAACTTAAAGGTTGTAAATTCGTTGATGAGATCATA